CGCAGATACGCGACGCCGCCGCCGAACTCCACCGCCAACACGCCGAAATCGAACGGCTGCGGGAGGCGTTGAAGTTGGCGTTGAACTCGCACGGCAGGATGCTGATGAGCGACCCGCCTCAAGACCCGTGGAAGGTCAACCGCGTCGATGAGGTCATCAGAGAACTCTTGCAGGAGCCGCCGCGATGAAGCTGAAAGCGTTGCTGATGGGTTGGTTGCTGGCCGGCGCTGCCGTGGCCGCCGAGCTCGAGCGGCCCCTCATCGTCGGCCACATCGCCAACCAGGCGGGCGGCGAGATTACGCTCACCATGCGGTCGACGGCGAAGTGCCGCGAGCAGGATGCCGTCTTCGTCTTCGTCCGCGACCCCGGCGGGCGCGTCAGCCTGATCGGCTGCTGGCGCCTAGTGGGCGAGACCATCTTCGTCTTCTGGGATGACGGGGATACGTACTCCTACCCGTTGGACGCCCTGCGGATGACCGACGAGTGGCTCCGGTACATGGAGCAGGAAGCCGCGCGCGAGAAGGAGGCGACGACATGACGCCCGAGAAGTGGGACGAGCTCTTCGAGCTGCTCGGTCACGCCGTCATCGCGTGCCTCCTGATCCTGCTCCTCTGCTGGGGGCTGGTCGAGCTCCTCAACGCGGCGCCGCCGCCCAGCCCTGCAGCGCCCTGAGCCGGGCCGCCACGACGTCGCAGGAGGCCGCTAGGGCCGCAAGGTCGGCGCCGATGTCTGGCCCCGGCCCTTCTCCAGAATCGCCTCCAGCGCCTTCTGCGCCGCTCCCGG